CACGTAGCCGCATTTGGTGTTGTAAAGAAAGCCCCTGCTCGAGGTGTGGTAATATCATCATTCCAAAAATCTATTGTACTATCACCTTGCCAAACATTAACGAAAGACACTGGATACTTATTATAGTAAGGAACTTGTAAATAAGATATTGAACCAGAAAATACTGGAACAGGGGTTTGAAAGGGACTAGTAGTAGGCAAAATAGCACTATTTGTAACATTTCTACCAGTCAACAAACCCGTAGCTTCTCTATAGTAAGAACCATTCTCAGCAGGGCCATTCTCTACAAAATAATTAGGTAGATCATAGACCATTTGTTGACTATTGTTTGCATTCAACACTCTTACTTTACCCCTAAAATATAAATACATAGGAGCAAGTATAGAGAAAGCATCGGCTTTAAACCTATCATTGCGCATTAACCCGGTAGTAGAATCCAAAATTGATGCTGTAGCAAAGTATGGATATAAAGCTACAGTATGCTGACCAACATTTAATGCAGTTATAGGAGGCAAATGAGAATTTCTATTCAAAAGTTGTTTGATAGAGGTGGGCATTTCACCAGTGCATTTAACACTAGTGACTAGGCTTTTATTATCTATTCTAGAATCGCCTATACCCGCATCTATCAAGGTATCTGTATAAGACTTTGATTGAGGAGTATACACACCATTTAAAATCTCCATTTGGCCCTTTGGAACCTGAAACTCAAAGTCATCACCTCCTCGCCAAAAGGTCATAATTTGTGCATCTTGAGGACAAGTTTCTGGACACCTAAGGTCGTTAAGCACATATACATGTACATGACCTATGGGATCATCAACTGATATATAAGGCTCTCTTAAAACATAAGGCAAATTGAAGGTTGCTTCACTCTGCTCTCTAATATCCATAGTATTTCTTAAAGAATAAACTGAACTAGTAACGTCAGGATTATTTATAATAGTACTAATAGGCGTGAAGATAACCATTATTTTACCAGAGTGCATATTGGTTTTTACAATCTTAAGAGTCAAATCTATAGACCCTCTATAAAGCTCAAATGCATTAGTAAGATACCATAATGGTGAACCTAGCTTATAAACAGCCGAATGGGTGGAAACTATGTCAGCATATGTCTCAAACAATTTGGCTGGTGTAACAGCAAAAGTAAACAATTGCGTACCAGTAACCATAGAGGTAGTCCAATTTATATAACCGTCATAAAAAGGAATCTTTGTTAAGAAGGGTAAAGACATCTCATCTTGCTCAGTTATAGTATAAGATTTTGAAAATTCAGTACTATTATCCATTATAAGAGAGACCGGTATAGACACATCAGCACCATCAGAAGTTCCAAAGTATCTTGTTTGTTGTGGAACATTAATTATAGGCTGATCATTAGTCCTAGTTTTAGAATGACCAAAAGAACTAGCTAAGCCAGCAGCAAATCTAGTAACCCAACCCAAACTAGTTAGATAAGGCCCAACTAAGGGGATGGATCCCAAACTAGATGCGGCTTTAGACACTAAGTTAAGACCATCAGATATTTTCATAGTCTTTTCTGCATCTTCCAGATCCTTACCTTTCCTAGCAGAAAATGATCTACTCTGAGGAACTACTGGTGCAGCTAGCTCAATATCTGTCCAATAACCAAAGAAAGTCAACTCAGCACTTTTATTGGGAGCTGAAAGACCAGAAGAAATAGGAACCACAACATCTAAAAAAATGGTTCCCGGATCTATACTACCTCCAGATATAGAATAATAAGGAGTAGGTGATACATAAGGTATTGAGAAAACAGCAACTGCATCATGAGCATCTATCTCAAGATGGGGATGTTGGAATTTACTAACTAAACTCACATTATACCTCTTAGGAAAAGTAGAATCAACTGAAACTCTATCCAAGTAATTAGGTAAATAATGAAGCAGAAGCCTACCTTGCTGGAAAGGATCCGCATTAAGCTGCACTCTTAAATTAAAAGTGCCTCTTATTAATTCAAAACCTCTAATTTTCTCAAACCAAGCAGCAACATTGGTTAAAGTCGGACCTATATCTATAGTTATTATATTACTATTAATAGCTAAAGTATTATCCCATAATTTAGAGTCAAGAAGGTAAGGTTTACCCAAAAACTCTGGTATTGAATTATCTCTTGTTTCATAAGTTATACCGACAGCATTATCCTTCAAATCGGATTTTACTATAGCAGCATCTTCTACAAAACAAGTTGTTTTTTCAGAATCACACACAACTGTGTTAACTGAAGTATCATTTATAATAATGCCCCCGTTCAACATGCTCTCAGCACTTGACGATTGACATACTACATCTTCCAACTGGATGTAGTTCACAGCTCCGGTTGATTCGCAGGTACCGGTCCCGTCCTTAATATTATTTGAACTTTTAGGAATCAATTGTTTCGAAAAACTACTTACTTTCAAGTGATCGGCTTCAAAGAAAGAACCGCTTACAGTCGGCTCACTGTCTTCCTGTTCTTCACAGTACATACCGTACTCAGGAAATGTGAGATCCTTATATGCAGCAAAAGCTGTATTAAAGGTGGTAAATTTGGGAACAATACCAAGGGCGTCATAACATAAGCTAATCAACACCTTAGAATCTTTATTATAGCGTTTTTCCCCATGCGCTGTAAGCTCTTTGAGCGTTCGCTCAACTGAAGCAAGAAGAATGAGCTTACTCTTCTCCTTACCTTTATACCAGGCCATACATTCGTACAAGCTCTCATCTCTAAGAGGTGCTGTTATATGACCATGCACTTGCTTGAAACCTCTACCAAGTATAGTGCCTTCAGATATGTGTGTGTGGTTAGGAATAACATAACCTTCCCTTTTCCCCTTACAATCATCTGTATATTTCATATGAAATATAAATTGAACAGCATCCTGATAGGAATAAAAGGTAACATATTCTCTAAACTCGTCTGACATCATGACCACATGATCATCTCCCATATAAACCCTACGGGTATGAAGACTTATGTAATCAAGTATATCCAACAATAGCATAGATTTAAAGCGCTCAAACTTTCTCAAAATGTATACACAACATGTATAAAAAATACCGTCATTACTAAAGCAATTAATCAATGTAGTTAGAAAATTACCACTCAAATTGCCCTGAAGCCACTTATAAATACATGCTTTATCACCAACTCCTAACAAGCAAATTGGATGCTTATACGACTCAAAAAAAGCCTCACGAGCTATATTATCCTCAGGAAACAAATCACCATAAAACAATTCATATGCTCTTTGAGTGATTCTCAATAGCTCAGAAACCTGTCTCTTATCATACCAACCAAAATCACCAAATAGACCATAAAGACCCACTTCAGTTAAATGCAAATATGTAGACTCCCATTCTTTAACTGGATTAACTCCAATAAGAAAATTGTTATTGACTCTATTATCTGTACAATATTTGGCAAAATTCCCAAATAGACTAATACTTGATATAGTAATATGTTTATCTGTACCATGAAACAATCTAACTCCACTAGCTTTACATTCAACTTTCATATGGTTTTGGTATAAACTAGCGGGCATTCTACTATTCCTAGCATTCCATAGGACTAATTCGCTATGTTCAACTATAATCTGTGAGAATGGATTATCAAATTGATAATCACCATCAATACCAAAACAATCTCTAAAATTAGCAACAGGGATATTAAGAACCTTACATATCTCATTATACGAAGGTCCAGGCGTTGACTTCCTATTAACACCCCTTATACCATTAGCTCCAGAAATTGCCTGCTTAACAGGTATAGACTGGCGCATATCATCAGTAATTGGGCTGCTTGAGTTAATAAATTTGGTAGCAACATATTCACATATAACTTCATTCTCCAAAGGGTCTATATTTGTTTCCAAATTAGACCCATAATTCTCAAGAGAGCTGATCAAAGGATCACCTTTAACTCCTGCCGTTAAATTAACTGGATATTTAGTTATACCAAAATGATTCTTGATACCCCTATACATCTCTGAACGGCATATATTATTTCTTCTATTAACATTAATAGTGCCAACACTGCCTATAGGTTCATGCCAGGGAAAAATTGGTGCTTTAACTTCTGAAGTTTTAATAAAACCTTCATAGCTGGAACTTTGAGAATCAGGCAAACCTAGATTTTTCTCGGTTATACCCAATAAGTCATTAATATTACCATTGATAGAATCAATAGTAGAATCAACTTTTGGTCCCAGTTTAAATTCATCCAAAAACTTATAATTATCTCTATACATAATAGTGCCTAAACCACTCTTGATAGAGGAAGAATAAGCGCAGTGTCTATACATCAAAAAAGGGTGCTGAAATACACCATCTATCGATTCTAGATGAGTGAAAGCATTGGATGAATTAAAACAGGGAGAACTACAATCTCCGGCTAAGGTCTCGAGCTCAATTGACAATCCGCTATACTCAGCCATATGAGGAGGTAAAGCATCTTTTTCAAGAGTACCAGCTAACCTTTCTGGGAGAGGATAGCGACAATCACGAACTCTCACACTAGAGGAATGCGGAAACATAACTCCAACATCTCTAAAAAAAATGACTGGTAACCTTAAATTCTTCCTAAGAATTGCTTCAAATTCAGGCACCTTAGGAGGTAAATGTTTACGAATATCAGCTCTAAATTGATTATCTCGAGGAAGAATAACTATACATTCATCACGTTTTGTCATCTCCTCATCAACAATCCAATTAAGGACTTTATAATTAAACCATTTACTAGGGACAGTCAAATTAACATTCACTGGTATGAATCCAATCTGAACTTCCATAACTTCAGGTTCCTTCTCCTTCAAATACAGACTCCTCAAAACATGATAGTTGACACTATAACAGTGACCAACTATAGCTATAGAGCAACTCTCATGTAGAGGAGTAGAGTATTTATGTAGTCCGCTAGCATCAACTTCAACAAATTTCTTCCTGACAAATAGTTTAAAAAAATTTTCCATCCTGGCATACATATAAGTTTTCTTATTATCCTCTTTCTGTATACTTTGGACAACTGGAAGAGCATCAAAAGTGGAACCATCAGGCAAGACTGGTGCCACAAATGCACCATACAATTCATTATAAGTAGGTAGAGTCTTACTATAGGAGGCATCCCAGCCACCTTGGAGTGGTATAAATTGACCATTTGAATTGTCAAACCAGCCACCCACACAAGGAGCATAAGCGATCTTAACATCAGACTGCCTAGTAGCACCCTTACAGAAAAATTTGATTGCCATTGTCAACAAACCAAATATGCTCAATGAGCTAATGGCTGCCACTGAAACAGCGACTAGAGGATGTCTTTTGAAAAATAGAATTGGATTTTTAACAAATCTAGACCAATTGGTGGAAGCAGCAGAAAATGTAGATATACAAACAACCTTCAGAGATTTTGCATAGCTATAAAATCTCCTAGCAATTCGCATGGCAAAAGCCATACCATCGGTAAACTTATATTTAATATAATCCAACATAATATTGAAACTTGAAGAGAGAACGACTCTTCTCTGCTTCGGATCAAGAGACAATAAATCTCTATCATCTTCAACTTCGTATTTAACAGAGTCTATCCTCTTTTTAATACAGTTTCTCATAGCATTTATAATACTATAAGAGGGTGTATCTTTAACAAGGTCATATTTAACAATCTCATCTTCAACCTCTTTGACAACATCATCAACTTCAAATTCATCCAGATAGTTAAATAAACCATGAGAATCTTTTTCCTTCTCTGTTAAATACTCGCTACTAGCTTCAGAAGCACACTCCGAATCCATCAAACTATTAAATTTACCTTCCTCGTTACGAGTAGATAGATTATAGCATAATTTATCAAATTCAGGTTTAGTTTCAAATTTGACGGGATCGAGACCATAATCGGTCCTACCTTGAACAACAACACCATGAACTACATCTTCCTCCAAATCTCGAAGATTCTCAGGTATTTCTTGATCAAGAAGAATCATCTGGCCTCTCAAATGGAGAGCAAAACGTCTTCTATATTCAGCAAAATATTCGGCTTTACTATAACGACGTCCTCCTCTCTTGATTTGACCCTGCTCAAAATCCCAATCATAGAATTCAAAAATATCGGAATAATCTAATTTCCGATTTACGATTGGAACCTTCGATTTATCAATAGTCATTTTAAAGTAATCAGCAGGCCTATCAGCTGGGGCAGTTGGGTACACAACCCCTGCATCAGCTAAAACACGTCCATACTCAGGTTTAATTGCTTGACAAACTGGAAAACCAGAGCCATCCTCTGCATTAGCACGTCTTTGTATAGGCTTAGCATCATTACAAGTAGGAACCTTAGCTTTAGATATCATATAGACATTCGTAGTAACGTCCAAATTTTTAACTAAAACAGGACAGGCATCTTTTTTCTTCATTAAAGCACAGGGAGCATGGTAAGTATTGTTTCCAAGAATCTGAATTATAAATTCAGTCATTGAAAACTCATCACCTCTACTCTCAACCTTCTGAAGGTAATCATTTATTTGCAAGGTGAAATGTCCGCCCAAACCATCATAATGCTTTTGATTACATCTCGATGCATAAGTTCTTTGACCATATGTTGGTGCGGCTATAATCTCATCTTGAGTGGCAAACTCAAAAAAAACCATATCGTTCCTCTCTTTACTCAAGGTAGTTTTAGCTACTCCAGATTGTCCACAAACAAAAGAAGCAAAAGGGCAAATTCTAGGTTGACCCTCTTGCAAGTTAGCCTTAAGATAATCCATGATTGGTGCCAACATCCTTAACATACCATTAACTGAAGCTACATAACGTTCATGTCCTTTAGTTATAGAAACATCATCGTACAAATCAAGAATGTCAGAGTATATACGCTTGACATCACTAACATATGAAGCTGTAGGGCTCTTATATTGATCTGGATCCTTGAGAATAGATGTAACTCTATTTTTCATAACTTCTATTTTCTCAGCCATTGGGGAGAAATCAGTGACAAATTGAGCTCCAAAACATTCAGCAATTAACCGTATAAGCTTAAAAACAATCGTTTGTATTCTTTCAACAAACGTATCTATCAAAGGTTTCTCTCTCTCAATCTTAATTACTTCCTGCGTTAAAGCAGAAATATCCCAAGACCATCTTGCATTCTTGAGACCGAGAGAAACACTTAAAACTTCGCCTACTAAACTCATCCAATCACCAATGGCTTGAGGTTGCGGATTAATCCATTCATCTAGAATCTTGGTAATAATTGGGCCTGAAACATAGGCTACAGCTACTCCAGAAAAAAAAGCACAGGCTTGCGCTAAACTGGGGAAATACTGTCTAGATATATACAAAACACTGAATATAACCACAGCAGCATAACCAGAGTTCTCCTTACTAAAGATAGTACCTAATATACTACCCATACCTGTACTATCTGGAAATCTAAGATTTACCTTGTGATCTTGAGCTATCTCTCCTAGCTCTAAGATTTTGCGATCAAGGTATCTTTTAGATTCTTCCGATAAAGAATGTTTATGATCAACGTCCCTCAATGCAGTAGCGATCTTATGAACTGTCTCATCAACAAAAGCATTCAAGCCACCGCCTCTATCCTCATTGCTACTATCAATAGGAAAAATCCAAGATAGTGTCTTAGAAAACATTTGTGGCTCAGGTTTATATTCGCCAAATATTAAACCTAAGACTATTCTCTTATATTCACATTCACAATTCCCTTCAGCAAAACAAACAATGTCACGCATAAAAGAATCAAACATGGTACCATATTCAATATCTTGTTTGCAATGAAATGAATTCAAAAAATCAACATACAGTCTGGAAGCATGCCTTGAGCATTCTTTAGAATCATGATCAACTGAATGATCAGGATCCACAAGAATACTATAAGAACTAATTGCTCTATCCTTACCCTCGGCTAAACAGGGGCATTGGATCAAGCAACTATAATGGTCCTCAACACTTACAAACAAATCCTCATTTCCCAAAATGAAGATACAAGAATACTGCTTAAAAGTAGTATTCAAAAATTCACTACTAAGCACACAACTACATGTGCTTGTATCTCTTCCCAAGAGACACTCAAACCTGCTCGGTAAAACAGGATTTACAGGAAAATAAGGTCCCTCTTCAGGGGTTAATTCAAAATGACCGATTACTCCTTCTTCTGAATCCGTAGACTCTGCAGTTACAAGGCTGCATCCTTCTTCCTCAACAAGGGTGTGTATAGCAAAGAAATCATCTCTACTAAATTCAATTTCTTCATCTGAAATAAAGAACTCAAATTCTGACAGATTAAAAAAATCATCAAAAGTTAATTCTGTGGCGCTATCCACAGATTCATTTATTGTCAACTCTGATAAAACTTTCACCATAGTTAACAATAGACTTTTTTTTCTGGCTAATTAACGAACAGCCAATTCGACCTCCAAGATATCTCTGACAGGTGGGGTTACTGCCATCTTGTGAATAAACATAACCGCTTTCGCTAAGTTATAAATATTAAACACGAACTCCAAAAGGAGCAAGTGAGAAGCACCACAAGATACTCCTATTTTATTTTATTTTATTTTTGACATTCATTTATAAAAATTCAACTACACTAAGATCTCACTCTGCCTCATCTAAGCCAAAACCCCCCTAAGCGCAAGCACTGCGGGGATCAAAAACTTAACCTCTTGGAACTAATAAATTATTCAGAGATTTACCGTCGCATCAAAATCAATTTTATATAAACAAACCATTTTATTTTAAAAATATATATATACTACAACCAAATATAACAGAGATAAGGGATTGAACACAAGAAAATATGTTCAATAAAAATATACAAAGAAAAAGAAATAAATGTAAGAAGATACATTTATTAAAGATTGGGGTAGGTTTTTGGGATACTCTAATCCCGGGCTCAACAATCTGAAACAAACGTTAAAACATGTGAATAAACTCTACCAGCTAATCATATAGATCAACTAGCACAATATACGTACAAGCTTTAAAATCTGTCTCAAAACGCTATTTAACTATTTATTTTAAAGAATTGGAAAACACGAAAAAGTTATCCTTTAAAATAAACAAATAGCGGTTGAAAAATATGTGTGATTTGTAATGTTATACATT